ATGGAGCGAAAACTGGAAGAGCCTGAATTTGGAAGTCAAAAATGGCGACTGAACAACCTGTACCAAATCATCGACGAGCAGGGAAAGCCCGCTCAATTCAAGATGCGCCCGGCGCAGGAAGCCTTTTTTGACGGGATGTGGTATTACAACATCGTGCTGAAAGCGCGGCAGCTCGGATTTACCACGCTTATCGACCTGATCGGATTGGATATGGTCCTGTTCAAAAAGAACTTCGCGGCGGTCATCATCGCGGAAACGCGAGAGAAAGCGGCGGACATCTTCGGGCGGAAAATCCAGTACCCGTATGAGCATCTGCCGCAGGAGCTCAAAGACTGGTGCCCGGTTACGTCGTACAGTGCCGAGGGGAAAATGAGCTTCGGGAACGGCAGCAGCATCGAGGTCATGGTGTCGGCGCGTTCCGGCACCTGCCAATTCCTGCACGTTTCGGAGTTCGGCCCGGTGTGCGCTCTGCATCCGGCAAAGGCCACGGAAATCGTGACGGGCTCGCTGCCCGCGGTTCACGCCGGGAGTTTCTGCTTCATCGAGAGTACGGCCATGGGGAACAGCGGCTACTTCTACGACATGGTGATGCTGGCGAACGCGAAGCGTCTGCGCGGCGGGAATCTGTCGCAGCAGGAATTCAAGCTGCATTTCTTCCCGTGGTGGGATAGCGATGAATACTGGCTCGCACACAGCGACGCGGTCATCCCGGACCGCCTGCTCCGCTACTTCGACGAGCTTTACAGTAGGCATGGCATCGAGCTTTCGGACGAGCAGCAGGCTTGGTATGCAAATCAGGAGCAGACGCAGCACGAAAAGATGTGGCAGGAGTACCCGTCTTACGTCGAGGAGGCGTTCAAGGTGGCGCAGGAGGGCGCGTATTATGCGCGTGCTTTCGTTCAAATCTACCGGGAAAACCGAATCTGCCGCCTGCCATACGAGCCGGATTTGCCTGTCTACACGGCGTGGGACCTCGGCATGTCGGACGAAACGGCGATATGGTTTTTCCAAATCTTCGGGAAGGAGGTGCGCGTCATCGACTACTACGAAAATAATGGCGAGGGGCTGCCGCATTACGCCCGCGTGCTGCATGAAAAGGGGTACAGATACGCGAGGCATTTCGCTCCGCATGACATCGCGGTGCGCGAGCTCGGCAGCGGCATCTCGCGCATGGAAACGGCGCGGAAGCTCGGCATCAACTTCGAGCGCATCCCGACAAATCTGGACGTGATGGGCGGAATCGAGAACTGCCGGGAAATGCTCGGGTATTGCTGGTTCGACGAGAGCAAGACCGAGCAGGGCCGGAAATCCTTGGAGAACTACAAGAAGGAGTGGGACGAGAAACACGGATGTTTCAAGACATCGCCTCTGCATGACTGGTGCAGCCACGGCGCGGACGCTTTCAGGACGGCGGCGCAGGCGTGGAAGATGGGGATGTTCGGGGAGAGCGTCAAGAGCACAACCTTACGGGTAACAGGAGGACTACAGCGAATATGAATATCCGCTTCTACAAAAGGAACGCATACGGGAATCATCCGTGCATCGACAACGAGGTTATACGGTGGCACGCGCGGCATGGGTGGTGCTGGGACGTACAGGTGGACGGGACACTCGTGGCCGTGTTTTACTGCACGCTGCTGTGTGGGGACGGGTGCCTCGTGCATTTCGACAAGGCGAAGTACATCAACGTGCCGGGCGCGGTGGTGCTGGGTGTGATGAAAAAGGCGATGCGGATGGTGGCGCCGGAGTGCGACGTCATCTATGCGACGATAGAGAAACGGAACGCCGCGCTGATTCGCGTGGCGGTGCATCTCGGGTTCGGAATCGTGCCGGACGGCGGGTTTCTGCGGGACAAGACGGAGGAAGTGGTGCTGCTGAAATATTATGGGCGTCCAGCGGGCTATATTAAGAATTAGAACACGCAACCACGAAAGGAGCGTATCATGGGCACCAAAGCAGCAAAAGTCAAAACGCCGGACGACCCGGACCCGACGCCGATGGCGGCAAGCGATAACTCGCAGGAAGTGGCGGGCGCGGCCCGCGCGGAGCGCAAGAAAATCGCAAAGAACTACGGACGCAACCAAACGATTCTGGCGGGGAACACCTCGGCGGACAATGCGAACAAGAAAACCATTCTCGGAGGCTGACAATGGCAATCAACGCAAAGGACATCTGCGAGCGATACAGCGCGTTGAAGTCCAAACGTGACGGCTACTGGCTTAGCGTGTGGAGGGAGGTGCGAAAGTTCTGCATGCCGACGTATTCGGACTATCTGACCGAGGGCGGGCTTCGCGGGCACAATATCTTCAACACAACGGCCATTGAAGCGCGTGCGCGCTTGGCGGCTGGGATGTTCAACTGGATGGCCCCGCCTGACAAACGCTGGTTTGAGCTGGTCCCGCAGGACGACGAGCTCGCAAAGGACGAGGAAATCAAGGACTATTTCGGAGAGGTGACGCGCGCGGTTTCCATCGCGCTCGCCAATTCGAATTGGGCGTCCGTGCTGATTCAGGCTTTGAACAATCTCGCGTGCGGGCTGGACGCCGTGATCTACTGCGAGGACGCGGGCTTGGGATTCCGTAATATTTTGAACTTCAAGAGCTTTCCGATTGAAACGGTGTGCTACAGCGAGAACGCGGAGGGCCGCGTCGACACGCTGTTCCGCGAAATGGACCTGACTGCCCGGCAGCTGGTTCAGGAGTTCGGGGAGGAAAACCTGCCGGAGCGCATCCGCAACGGCGCGGCGGACGAGAAGAAGAAGGACGAGAAACACAAAATCCTGCACGCGGTATTCCCGCGCAGCGACCGGATGGAGGATTGCCTCGACGCGAAAAACATGCCTTTCGCGGACGTGTACATCGACCTCGAAAGCAAATCCATCATCTACGAAAGCGGGTTCGAGGAGTACCCGTTCGCCGTCTGCCATTTTGAGAAATCCGACAACGAAACGTATGGACGCGGGCCCGGCATGAACATGTTGCCGACGATTAAAATGGCAAACCGCATGTCGCAGGCGTACATCATCGGACGCGAGCACCAGAGCGACCCGTCCTATCTCGTGCCGGACGGAAGCCTCGTTTCCAAAGACTTCAACAAGGACCCCGGCTCCGTCATCCCGTACAAACCGGACATCTCCGGGAACAAACCGGAAATGCTGCCAAACAACGTCAACCTCGGCACGCTGTTCGAGGACATCAAGGCGATAGACGAGAAAATCAAGTACGGATTCTTCTGGGACATCTTCGACCCGCTCGGGGATTTGAAGTCCATTACGGCAACCGAAGCGGAAATCAGGAACGAGGGGAAAATGATTCCGTTTGCTCCGATTGCGGGAAATTTGCACAGCGACCTCTTCCGTGTCATCATCCACCGGGTGTATGGCATCTGCATGAGGCGCGGCATGCTGCCTGAACCGCCTCCGCGTCTGGCCGAGAATCCCAATTACAAGGTGGAGTTCGTGAGCAAAATCGCGCTCTCCATCAAGAAGCTGGAAACGCTCGGCTGGCTGCAAACCGAGGCGAGCCTTGCAAACCTCGCGGCAGTCAAACCGGACGTCATCGACAACTTCGACACGGACGAAATCGTGCGCAACATGGCCCTTGCCAACGGGTGCGCTCCGGGCTGGCTGGTGAGCGAGAAAGAACGCGACGATGCACGGGCGGCGCGGGCGGAAGCAGCGCAGCAGCAGGCGGCGGCGGAACAGCTCCTCGCGGGGACCTCCGCGCTTGGCTCGAACCTCGGCAAGACGCCGGAAAAGGGCTCGCCGCTTGACGCGGTGATGAGCGGACAGGGCGTATGAGCGAAACGGAAGAAACCAAACACAACAAGCTCCGTCTTGCCTACCACCTGACGTTCGACAACGACCACGGGCGGGAAGTGCTGGAAGAGCTGGCTGAATATACGCGGGCGGACGAGGCGGAATTCTGCGCGGACGCCCGCAAAGACGCATACATGCAGGGCAGACGCTCCGCCCTGCTTCACATCAGAAAACTACTAAAGGAGTAACAATGTACCAGAGAAACGGAAACGAAATCCGCAACGACCGGGGGACGCTGGTGGCAACGATCACGGACGGCGGCGGTGTTGTCATGGCTCCGGGGAAGAAATCACAGGAGGAGAAAGTGCGCGCCTTTCTCAATCAGGCAGTCGAAGAGGGGCTGGACGCCGCGCTGAAAACCGTCGAGGAAAGCGGCCTCGCTCCTGCTGCTCCTCCTCCCGAGGAAAAGGAAGTGTCCGATACGATGGTCATCATGGGGCAAAACGGTCGCGTGTATGTCGGCGCGGTGCCGATTGAACACGTCGAGCCTCCGCAGGAACAGCAGGTCCCGCAGACGGACGCGGAATGGCAGGTCGGCACGATTCCCGAGGAAGAGCTGCCGCCTTTCAGCCCGCAGCTCGGAACGGGGACGCCGGGCTTTCAGGAATACATCACCAAACACAATCTCAACAACGAGCAGGTGAACGCTTTAATCAGGCGCATCTGCGCAAAGAAAGGATGGTAAAAAACCATGGAAAACACCATTTTGAACGGGACGCCCGAGGACAACAGCGGCGTTGCACAGAACCAAATCGTGACAGGCGGACAGCCTCCGCCAACTCCTCCGGCGCAGCAGGGCAACTTCGATTACAGCAAGATGGTCGGAGACGCCGGAGCTTTCGCGGATAACTGGCGGGACGGCCTGCCGGAAAGTCTGCGCGGCGAAAAGTGCCTCGAAAGTGTGAAGAGCATCAGCGGGCTGGTGAATTCCTATGTTCACGCGCAGCACGCCATCGGCGCGAACAAGGTGGCGCTGCCGAACGAGAACTCGACGGACGAGGATTGGGCGGCTTTCTACAAGGCGTGCGGACGTCCCGACGCGGAAACCGGATATACGACGGACGGCGTGAAGCTGCCGGAGGGCGTGACACTGGACGCCGCGGCGGTGGATTCGTTCCGCAAGTTCGCGTTCCAGCACGGATTCAACCAGAAAACGTTTGCCGCCGCGCTCGCCTATGATGTGGAGCGCGTGCAGCAGCAGGCGGCGGCGCAGGCCGCAGCGCAGGAAGCGGAATACAACGACACGCTGGCGAAGCTGAAAGCAGACGAGGCATCCGGCGAGCTCCGCAAGAAGTTCGGCAACGACTTCGCCACAATGAACGCCGTCATCGCACAGTGCAACAAAGCCATGAACACGTTCGGGCTGACGGAAGTGCTTGGCAAGGCCGGGCTCCTGAACAATTATCAGGTCATCACCGCTCTGGCCGGAATCGGCGCGAAGATGAGCGAAAGCCGGATGAAGGGCGGCGAGGATGGCATCCAGCGCATGGACGACC